GGACGAGGTCGGAACTGTTCGCACAGTCGCAGACGCTTGGGCTGCTGCTAAACGGCAGCACGGGGTCTCTTAAACCTTAAAGGGGTAATTATTATGGCTATTCATGGAGATGCACTACAAACACTGTTGGCAACAACAGTTGCAAACTACCGCAAAACACTTACTGACAACGTTTTCAACGCTCGTCCTTTAACCTATTTCTTGATGGACAAGGGTCGTATCCGCATGTTGAATGGTGGAACAAACATTGTTGAACCTCTCATCTATGGTGAGAACTCAACTGTGTCGTCGTACTCAGGTTACGATGCTGTTTCGCTTACTCCTCAGTCGGGTATCACTGCTGCAGAATACGACTGGAAGCAGTACGCTGCTTCCATCGCTATTTCGGGTATTGAAGAAGCGAAGAACAATGGTGAACAAGCAATGGTTAACCTTCTTGAAGCGAAGATCATGCAGGCTGAAGAGTCAATGAAGGAAGGCTTCAACGCCATGTTCTTCGGTAATGGCACTGGTAACAGTAGCAAGAACTGGAACGGCTTGGGCAACCTTATTGAATCAGGTAACAGCGTTGGTGGCATTGATGGTGCTACTGAAACTTGGTGGAACTCATACGAGGAAAACACTGCTGGTGCTTTGACGCTTGCTCAGATGACGACTGCCTATAACACTGTCAGTGTTGGTAACGATCATCCTGACATGGTTCTTGGTACTCAGACTTTGTTTGAAAAGTATGAGTCGTTGTTGCAACCTCAGTTGCGCTACACCGACACCAAGACTGCTGATGCAGGCTTCCAAAACCTTTTGTTTAAGGCTGCTCCTGTGGCTTACGATGTTGACTGTCCTGCTGGGAACATGTTCTTCTTGAACAGTAAGTATCTCACTTTGGTTGGTCACTCGGACAAGTGGTTTGAAGTTACCCCATTCGTGCGTCCCGAAGAAAAGGATGCTCGTTTCTCGCTTGTTATGTGTTACGGTAACCTTACGATTCGTAACCGTAAGAAGCAGGGTAAACTTACGGCTAAGACTGCCTGAGTTTTTCCGACAAGGAATGCAGAGAACCCACCCTTCGGGGTGGGTTTTTTGTTGTTATGGGTAACGTTTATTTGATGTTATAGGAATCTATTTTTAGGGAGTTATTATGGCTGCGAAGAAAAAAATGACTGGCACAGCAGATAAAATGGCACGAAAGGCTGGAGAAGCACCAATAGGCGACAAGAACAAAATCCTATATTGGGAACGCCGATTCAAGAATACCGAAGGTGGTGCTGCAGGATACGGCAAAACAGGTCGTATCGCCGAAAAACGTACTATTAGCCCAAAGTACGATGCAAAGAAAACATATACTGCAACTAAGTCCTTTAACACTTCCGATGCGCTTGTTAAGCCAAGAATTGTTAAGAAGGCTGCTGCAAAAAAGGTTGCTCGTCCTCGTCCTAAGAAGTAAGTAGGTAACGATTCAGCCTACTAATGATGGCTGGAACACCTATACATTCATACTACGGGGTATCTGCAACACGAGACTCACGTCCATACGCTACAGCAAATGCTGCTCCTGCGCCTGCTGGCGGTATGCCCTATATGGGGCATACTCGCTGCATGGCTAACGAGGAAACATGTCAAGGTGCTCGTGCTAAAGGCACTGACTATTGCATAGGTCATCTACGACAGAAAGCGAAGGAGATAGCCAGTGAACCTGACTGAAATTCGCTCTAAGATCCGTGAGATCGTTGACCTTGACGCACAAGACGTTTCGGACACTCTTCTTAATATGTATATCAAGGATGGCTTTGAACGCATTATTGCGTTGGAGCGACGTTGGCCTTTTTATCAGAAGACTTTTAATTTAAGCACTGTTGAGGATCAACGTGCTTATGCCATTAACACTGTTGGTGATGGTAACTTGCGTGAAATCACTTCTGTTGTAGATACTTCTACGACTGGTAATCGTTTAGAGTATATTTCTTATGATGATGCTGAATCAGTTTGGGTGGGATCTTATGACCAATCTTCACGACCCTCATATTTCACGTTTTGGCAGGAACAGATCCATCTTTTCCCGAAACCTGATGGCATCTATCCGCTTGTTGTTCGTGGATATCGTAAGCCTATTAACTGGTCTGCTTCAGATTCTACTGAGGTTGATGCGGACGCAAGGCTTCATCAGCCTCTTGTGTACTACGGGGTTGCGCAAGTGTACCAACTGCAGGAAGATATTGAACTCGCCTCGTTTTACCGTCAATCGTTTGACGAAGCGATAAGGCTTGCTGCTGCGGACATTATGCGTCCGCCTTCGCAACGTCCTCTTGCTGTATCTGATGGGATACCTCGCATGTCTAATCGTTTATGGATGCAATCACTTGGTAGGACTCTTGGTCAATGACCCGTTTGTCGTTGCTTCGTACAGACGATTTTACTGGTGGTCTTAACCTTCGTGCTGACCCGTTCCAGTTAGGTCGTACTGAGTCACCTGATTTACTAAACGTGGATATTGATCCACGTGGTGGTTTAACTATGCGTGGTGGTATGACGAAGTTGAACACGTCTGCTATTGGGAGCATTGCTAATGGTTCGTTTACTCCCAAGGCGTTGTACGCTTGGGATCATAGTTCGCCACAGGTTTTGTTGTCTGCTAATAGTGCTGTTTATTATGCGACGACAACAGCGTTTACTTCTATGGGTATTTCTACGACTGCACCTTTTGGTGCGTCGTTTACTGCGTGGTCTGCTAGTACTGAAAGTTTTGCTTATGTTGCTACTGGTGGTGTTTCTTATAGGTGGAATGGTTCTACTGCAACTGCTTTAACTGATGCCAGTACAGCGTATACGGATGATTATTCTTCTCCTGTTACTGGACGCGCCCCTAAGGCTCGTTTGATTACTTCGCATGTAGATCGTTTGTGGTGTGCGTATACGAACGAGGGTGGCGTTGACTATCCGAACCGTGTGCGTTTCTCGCATCCTATTAATCGTGAGTCGTGGGCGACCAACGATTATATTGATATCGTTGAGGGTGGTTCGGGTATTACTGCGATCATTCCTTTTAATGGCAACCTTCTTGTGTTTAAGAAGCGTGCAGTGTTTTCTATTTTGGGTTATTCAACTGACACGTTTCAAGTTGTGAACTTGACGAATGAGGTTGGTGCTGTTAATCCTTTGAGTGTTGTGGCTACTGAGGCTGCTGTGTATTTCTTTTCTTGGCCTGATGGACTGTTTAAATATGATGGTCAGCAGTTTAGCGATTTGTTTACTTCTATTCGTCCTTTAATTCAAACTGGGCAGGTTAATGATATTGCTCAGAGTGAAATTCGTGTTGCTGCTGTGAACCATAAGATTTGGGTTTCTCTTGCTTTGGGTACTGATACTAAGGCTTCTGCTTGTTTTATTTATGATCCTTCTTTGAAGCAGAGTGGTGCTTGGAGCAAGTATCAGACTTCTGATGGGAAAGGTTTGGGTAGTGGCTGCAATTTTGTTACGACTACTGGTACGACTTACAATTTGGTTTGCCATCCTTCTAATGCTTATGTATTGAAGGTTGATCAGTTAAGCGTGTACCAAGATGATGTTGGTACTGGTCCTTCTAATTTTAGTTCGTATTATACGACTCCTTGGCAGGACGCTAATAATGTTTCTAATCGTAAGATGTGGAGACGACCCGACTTTGTTGTGAAGCAGACGACTGTTGCTACTAATTTGACTTTGCGTGTTTATCATGACTGGGAAGAGTCTGTCGTTGCTAGAACTTATGTTGTTAGTTTGGATGCTTCGGGTGATTCTCTTATTTGGACTGCTACTGCTGGTATTGAACCTGATGGCAATGCAGGTTGGGATGAAGCCAACTGGGGTGAAAGTGCTACTGGTTCTGCTCTTGCTGTCGGCAAGTCTTTAGGACTTGCTCGCAGCGTCCAACTCAGCATTCAGGGTGAGGGTGGCAAACCTTGGGGTGTTAACTCTATTACTTATAAATATAATCCAAGAAAGGTGCGTGCCTGATGGCTACTGCTGCTGTTACTTATGTGTTCGCCAATAATACTAATGCTGATGGTACTCAAGTTAACGCCAACTTTACGAGTGTCGTTAACTTTCTGAACACTGAAACTATTCAGCGTGACGCAAGTATTGCGTTCACGGCTATTCCTAGTTTACCTGCTGTTGATCCTACGCTTGATAATCAGGTTGTACGTAAAGCGTATGTGGATAACTTTTTGCCTGCTGGTGTGATCACTCAGTATGGTGCTGCTTCTGCGCCGACAGGTTGGGTGTTGTGTCAGGGTCAGGCTCTTAGCCGTACTAACCCTTTGTATAGTCGTTTGTGGAATGCTATTGGTACTAACTATGGTGCTGGTGATGGTACGACTACTTATAATGTTCCTAACTTGCAGGGTCGTATTCCTGTTGGTAGGGATTCTACGCAGACTGAGTTTGATGCGTTGGCTGAGGTTGGTGGCTCTAAGACGAGTACGTTGAGTACGGCTAACTTGCCTTCTCACCAACACGGTGTTGGAACTATCACTCCTAACACTATTGCTGATCACGTCCATGCTCATACTCTTAGTGTTGCTGCTCATAATGCGAACCACTCTCACACTATGGATCATAGTCATACTGTCAGTTCTAGTGGAAGTACTAGCACTACTGGTTCACACCAACATGTTAATGCTGAAGTTCAATTCCAAGGTCATATATGGAATAGGTATGTTTATGGTTATGGCAATGATTATGCCATACCTTTAAAAGTTAATGCTGGTGCAGATCCTATGGCTGTTGGTTACGGGTCATTTTCTTCGGGTGAACATAACCATAACGTTTCTGTTTCGGGAACAACTGGCAGTCCTTCTAATCCTTCTGTTGCTAACAGTACGACTCTTAGTTCTTTAGTCCACACTTTTAGTGGTTCAATTACTGCTGGCGGTGGACATACTCACACAATGAGTGGCTCTACTGCCCTTGAAGGTAGCGGAACAGCATTCAACAATCTTCCTCCTTACATTGTGGTGAACTACATCATCAAACTATGACCAAGTGGACAGCGCCCGATATTGCATCCATTCGTGGTGACAATAGCAGACCTCTGCAAAAGATCTTTGGATCTTTAACAGAGTACCTTAAAGACACTTTAAGTCAGACGACAGAAGTTTCTCAGACGTATGTACGTAATGGTGAGACAACAGCATTGACTGTTGGTACTGTTGTTTATTTGCATGGTCAACAAGGTGATCGTGCTACTGTTAAACGTGCGTTCAATACGAGTGATGCCACCAGTGCTAAGACCCTTGGTGTCGTAGCAGAGTTAATTCCTGCTAATGCTGATGGTCTTGTGACTACGTTGGGTTATTTGGAGAAAGTTAATACGTCTGCGTTTACTGCTGGACAAACTTTATATCTTGGTGCTACTGCTGGGACGTTCACTGCTACTAAACCTGTTGCTCCTAACCATATGGTTTATGTTGGTGTTGTTGTTCGTGCTAATGCTGGCAACGGCATTATTTATGTCCGTTGTCAGAATGGTTATGAGTTAGATGAGATTCATGATGTTTTAATTACGTCGCCTACTGCTGGGCAGACTTTGTCGTATGATGCTGTTAATAGTTTGTGGAAGAATGCGACGTTTAGTGATGGTGGTGGGTTGACTAACCTGAACGCAAGTAATCTTGCGTCAGGTACTGTTCCTACTGGGCGTGTGACTGGCGCATACACGGGGATTACGGGTCTTGGCACGTT